CCGGCCGGGCCAGCCGGACCAACCGGACCGGCCGGGCCAGCCGGACCAACCGGGCCAGTTTCACCTTTGGGGCCGGCCGGACCAGCCGGACCCTGAGCTCCCTGGCCGAAAGCCACCGGATGACCCTCCTCGTCCACGAAGTTGATGACCTTGACCGTGTTCAGATTCTCTTTCGGCAGTGCCTTGCCGCCGATTCTCGAGTACATTTCAGCGTTCATTATCAGGCCTTCGGCTTGATGACCACTGCGGACTTCTCAGCATCCAAGCCACCGCCAGCGTAAATCTCCTGGAGGTATTCGTTGGTGTTGGTCTGGAGTGCGAAGTTCGTGAACGATTCGACGGAAGTGTCGCCGACGAGCGCGTAATGGGAGGCGGACATGACCACGCCGGCCGTCGTCTTGTCGTCTTCCGCGGTCCACCATTCCGGGGTGATGATCTGGGAGACGCCGAGAGCACGGGCGAGGGTGTCGTCTCCGCCTAGGGCGATGTACGTGTTGCCGTTCGCGTTGGCGGACATGAGCAGATCGGCTACCGTGTCAGCATTGCAGACGAGGACCTTGTTACCCTGAGCGCGGACCATGTGGGAAGCCTTCACGAAGCCCATGAGCGGCGTGTCTTCGGTCATGGTGTAGGAAAGGGCGAACTTGTTGCCGGCCCAGTCGGAAGCCTTGTCTCCCGCGTCGGTGGTGATGGAGCGGAAGTGTGCCATGTCTTCGTAGCCGCCGAGCACGACCTGGCGTTCGATGGTCTGGATGATGTAGTTCGGCAGTTCGGAGAGGATATAGCGGAGGAGTGCGCCCGGCTTCTGCGTACGACGGATATCACCCTTGTTGAGTGTGATGTACTTGTACGTGTAGTCTGCGGTCAGTTCACGCTTCACGAAGGACGGGGTCTGTTCCTTCTTCTTGGTGCCGTAGGAGGCGACCGGGTAGCCGTGGGCGCGGGTCTCTTCGGACAGGCCGAGGATGTTGCCGCCGATGGTGAGTCTGTCCATGCCGGTCTTGCGGAACAGGTTCCACAGGCCGGAACCACGCGTGTTGAGCGCGTCGGAAATCGTGGTGATGGCTTCGGTCGGGATGAACTTGTCCACGTCGGTCTTGGCTACGCCGAAGGATGCGGTGTCGGCCATGTTGCGGGACACGGTGTCGGCCCATTCCTTGTGGAAGGCTTCCACACCCTTGTTGTCGTTGTCGATGAGGGTACGTTCGAACGCGGCCATGGCGTCCGGCGAGTCGAGCCACGTTTCACGGGAATGGGAGAAGGAAGCGACACCGGACTGCTTGGCGGTACGGTTGCTCTTGTTGACGATGACGAGCGGACGCTTGTTGGCGGACTGCACCGGCTCTTCCGGAACGGTTTCCGCGGCCGTCTGGCTGTCGGTCTGGTCGGCGACGGCTTCGGTGATGTCGTCGACGGCGTTCTGCATGATGTCGGTGACGGACGAGGTCAGGTTGGCTGCTTCGTCCGGGGTGAGCTTGAACTCTGCGACGGTACGCGCCAGCTTGTTCATGAGGGTCTGGTCCATGTTTTCTCCATTTCTTTTGTTGATTGATGTGAAGGCCGCTTTCGGGTCGGCTCCACGGTAGACGACGCTGATTTCGACCAGTTCGCCGTTGCGGATGATGCCGTCCTTGCCGGGCCGTTCGGAAAATTCGACGGTGATGCTGAAACTGTTGGTTAGACATCCGTCTGCGGCGAGTCGGCGGACTCGTTCGCCGTTGTCGACTTCACTGAGCTTCGCTTCAGCCATGAGTCCGGCGTCGGTTGTCCATAGGCGGGTGATAGTGCCGGCCTGTGCTTCGATGCTGGGCTCGTGGTCGATGAGAAGGGGGAGTGTCAGTCGGTCTGATTCCGTGAGCTCTCCTACGAGTTTCAACGTGCCGTCGATGAGTGGCGCTTTGAGTGTGGTGAGGTCCACGGTGAGGCCGTTGCTCATTTTCTTGCCGCTGTTGGCGAGGAATGTGAGCGTATGGCCTTCTGTTTCAGCGGCACCGCCGTGTGTGAGACTCTCTCGAATCTTCATATCATCCTTTCGGATTGGGGCAGTGGTGCTCGTCAGTGGCATCAGTGGTTGATGTACTGACGAGCATAATGATATCACGGTAGTTGATATGGCTGGTTAGTCTTCCACTACTTCGTAGTCTTCGTAGCAGCGGCATCGTGGATGGCCGTTCGGCGTGCTCATGGTTTCGAAACTGTTGACGTAGGAGTTGTCGCCGATGTTGACGACCGCGTCCTTTGCCATGTAGGCGGAGTCGAGCGGTCTTGTCGTGCCTTCCATGTGTTTGCAGAAGTCGCACGTGTTGCCGTCTCCGGTGGTGCGCCATACTTTCTGTAGTCTGACGCCTAATGTTTCGCTGAGGTTACGGGCACTGTACAGGCTTCCGAGTCTTTGGGATTGGACGGTTTCGCATCTTGCTATTAGTTCGGCGTGGTCGTTGCTCATTCGGGTTAGTTCGTCGTGTAGTCGGTGTGCGTCCCATTGTTCCGTGTCGGCTCGGTTTAGGAGTTCCAGGGTTTTGCTGGTGATGGTTTTGGATGTTGTGTGGGCTATTTCCTGTAGGTGTGTTTCGTATGCTGTTTTGATGGTGTCGGGTAGGGTGGTCCAGTCGTAGAGTTTTTGCCAGTCGGTTGTCGTGTAGGACTGGATGTCGACTGCGAGTGGGTGTTCCGGGTGGAGTTCGGCCCATGCGGTGAGGATTTGTTCGAGTTTCATGCCGGTTTTATGCGCGTATTCGGTGAGGTGGGAGACGAGGGTGTCTTCTACGTCGTTGACCCATTGGCGGCCGATGGTTTCGAGGTCGTCTTTCAGTCCGTTTTGGGTGCGTCGTGTGAGGCGGATGATTCTGTCGACGTAGGTGCGGGTTGCTGGCAGTATCCGGTTTTTGGTTGTCATGTCGTCTGTTTCCTTGGCGGCTTTCGTGATGTTTCTTTTCGAGGGGAGGGATGGGAGTGGGATTGTGGCGGGCTGGTGGAGGTTGAGTCGCTTGTAGGTGTCGGGGAGTCCTAGTGCTTCGACTGCGCTTTCGACAGTTGCTCCCATGTTGACGAGTTGGATGAGGCTGTTGACGCGGATTTGCTGGGTTTCAGCCTGTGCTTTCTCGACTTCGGTCTGGGCTGGTAGGTCGAGGTCGAAGGTGATGCCGTAGCCGAGTCCTCCGGTGATGCGGTCGAGTTCGAATTGCCATTTGTCCCATACGGTCATGCAGAGGGGTTTGAGTGTGTTTTCGATGAAGGCGCGTTCGGCCATTTCGGCGTTGGCGTAGGTTTGGCCGTTGTCGATGCCTCGGATGATGTCGGGGACGGCGAGCGCGTTTGCTAGGCGGTTGTTGACTACGTTGGATACGGTTTGAAGGTCGAGCGTGTCGTTGGAGTTCTGGAATGGGACCCAGACGAGTTTGCTGGTTTGGCTTGGCTTGTGGGTGGTCGGGTCGACGGGGACCATGTTGTAGACGATGCCGTTGTTGTTGCCGGCTCCGCGGAAGGTTTCTTCGAGGCGTGTGCGGTTGCGTTGGAAGTCTTCGGCGTTTTCGGATACGATGCCGAGCATGCCGGCGGGTACGGCGTTGTTGCCGAAGAAGCCGCGTTCGTAGTCTGCGATCATGTCGTCAACGTTGGCCCATTTTTTGACGGTCATGGCTGGGCTGATGCCGCGTGTTGGGTCGTTGGGGTGACGGCTGTAGCTTAATGCGATGGTTTCGTTGCGGCTGAATTCGTATTGGCGTGGACCGTTGCCGAGGTCCATGGTTACGCGGTGGTACCAGTCGCTGTGGTTGTCGTCGTATACGCGGCTGTTTGTTGGGAGGATGGTGTAGCCGGTGATGTTGTCCGAGGTGATGTTGCCGCCGGGGCCTTCCGGAGTCCAGACGAGGATGTCGATGTGGGATTGGGTGAGCATGCTGGATGCGATGATTTTAAGGAATTCGAGGCAGCTGTAGGTGTCGTTTGGTGCGTATAGTGCGCTTAACGCGGGGGGGACTGGGTCGAGTTTTCTTCCGTCCGTGGTGACGGCGTAGGGGATTACCGTGCTGAATCGTTGTGCGATGGCGTTGACGTAGGGGAAGATGTTGTCGTACGTGTCGTGCATGGGGATGGTGTTGCCGCCCATTGGCTGCCATGCGTTGCCGCCTGTTTGGATGGGGGTGGTGTGTGGGGCGTTGGTACGGCCGAAGGCGCTTGTGAAGCCCGCGCGAATATTGTCGAGAATGGTCATTTTACCTCGTTTTGTAGTGGTATGTCGTATATTTCGTAGTTTATCGCAGTTGATGTTGGTTAGCATACTGCGACGTCCCATGAGGGGAGTTTGGGTGGCTCGTAACAGGCGAGGAGCAGACTGTCGGCGAGGTCTGGGCTTCCGAGGTTCATGGTGTCTTTGTAGTCTTGTTTGCTTTCTATTTGTCGTTGGTTACGGCTGGTTATGTGCCATTTGCGTGTGGTTAGCTCGGTGGTGAGCTTGGCGAGGTCGGCGAGCTGGGGGTTGATGCTGAGTTGGGGGAGCATGGTGGCGAAGTCGAACCATAGTTCGGAGGCTATGTTGGGGTATTGCTGGTCTTTGGCTTTGCCGGCGTAGTTGATGCCGGTGATTGGCAGTCCGTATGTTTTGAGTAGGTCGGTGAGGCCTCCTCCTACGCCGGTGTCATCGATGCGGATGTCGATTGGCTGGTGTTGTGATGCGCGGAGTCTGATTCTTTCGGCCGTGTCGACGATGCTCGCGTGGGTCCATGATTCGAGTGTTTCGATGCGGTTGCCTTTTTTGATGGTGAGGGCGGTGCGATCGCTGCCGTATCTGGCGACGTCCACGCCGAATGTGACCGGTCCGTCTGTTGCCGCGCGTTGGAGGGCTTCGTTGATCATGGTGTCGCTTATGAGCTGGTTGTTGGTGTCGGCGTATGGTAGGCCGAGCCAGACGTGTCCGTAGTCGGCTGTCTGTTTGTCGGCTTCGACCATGTCGATGACGTCTTGGCTGAGGAGGCGGTGTACGTCTTCGAATGTGGTGTGCCAGTGGCATGTCTGGTGGAGTCGTTCTTCGGAGTCTGTGGAGATGAAATACGTCCAGATCGGGTCGTGGCTGGTGAGGGGGTTCCACGTAAAAATCAGTGTGGAGTTGGGTTTGCGGATGGTTGGGATGAGCGTAGTCAGGCTTGCTTTGCTGATGGTTTGTGCTTCTTCGACCCAGCAGACGTCGATGCCTTCGATGCTTTTGATGCTTTGGATGTTGTCGTGTAGGCCGCGGAAGATGAAATTGCTGCCGTTGACGTGGCCGATGCCGTCGCGTCGTATTTCGAAGCCTTGCAGTCCGAATTTTTCGATGGTGCCGGTGAGTAGCTTGTAGACGGAGTCGGTGATGGAGTTCTGGAATTCGCGGGCGCAGAGTACGGTGATTGGCTGTATGGAGGCTCGGAGGATGAGGCTTTGTGCTACGGCGGTGCTTTTGCCTGAGGCTCGGCCGCCTGAATAGCAGTAATAGCGATATGGTGGTGTCTCCGTGTGGAGCCACCACCATAGGTCGCGGTAAGGTTTTGCTATTTGCATGGGTCTGGTCTATGTGCCTTTACTGGTTGTCTTTGCCGTTTTTCGGGTTGTCGTCGAATACTTCGAGGGTGATGTGGGGTGGTTCGTAGCCGGTGACGGTCACGTCGGTGGATTGGCGGGCTTTGCCGTCGAGTCGGTCGATGTAGTCGGTTGTGACGTGTGGGTCCTTGTACGCGTTGATGACGTGTTTGAGGGCGATTCGTTGCACCATTGTCAGGGTCGGGTCTTTTGTTTTTTCGGTGACTTCCGATAGGGTGAGTTTGCTGAATTCGCGGATCCATCGGGTGGGGCTGGTGTCTTTGGTCCATGAGCCTCGGTCTTCTGGGCGTTCTTGGAAGCCGCCTTTGCCGGTCGGGTTGAGGATGCCGCCGGTGATGCGGCCTCGATGGTCTCTTGTTACGTCTGTCATATGGCTGATTATACCTGTCTAAGAGGAAAGCCCCTCCGTGTTGGGGAGGGGCTGTGTTTATCCGAGGATGAAACAGATTAGTAGTTTTAGTAGGGCGATGCTTCCTGTTGTGATGAGGATAGTCGCGAGGATGAGGATGAGGTAGGCGAGGGTTTTTCCTATCTTGTAACTGAGGGGGTTATGGTTCTTGTTCATGTTGGGCTCCTTTTATCACCATTCGTCGACGGCGGGGAACTGTGCGTATGGGTCGGACTGGTTGGTGTTTCCCCAGTTTGCTGCCTGTTGTTGTGGGGTGGGCTGCTGTGGTGTGGACTGCTGTGTCCTGGCTTTCTTTAGGACCATGGTGATGGTTGCGTAGTTGATGGTGAAGTCGGTGCGTGGCTGGCCGTTGCGGTCGGTGCCGGCGGACCATTTCAGGTCGCCTTCGACGCGTACCGGGGTGCCTTTGTGGAGTTCCTGGAGGTAGGTGGCGGCGAGTCTCTGGTCGTATTCGAAGATGGTGGCGAACATGGTGTCGTGGTCGATCCACTGCTGGGTCTGCTTGTCTTTGTGGCTGCCGTTGGCGGCTACGCGGATGAGGAGGTATGGGGTGCCGTTCTTCGTTTGTTTCTGTTCTGGGTCGGCGACGAGGCGGGCGGATGGGAGGATGATGTGTGGGTCGTTCATGTTGGTGTCCTTTCCTTTTGGTTAGCGGATGGTTGCTTCGAGGGCGTTATTCAGACGGGTTTCGCCGAGTCGCGTGTGGAGTAGTGCCAATCCTTTGCGGGTGATGCGTACGGTTGGGGGGAAGGCGAATTTCGTGCCGTCGGTCTTGGCTCCGTGTTTTGTGGACATGACCATTACGAGGTGGCCGGCCGTGACGCGTTTTGCCGTCGCATGCCATGAGCCGTTAGCCTTGTATATCCAGTCGTTGTTGGCCATCCATTCGCGTAACTGCTTTTCGGTGATTGGGGTGCCGGAGTTGGAGAGGACCTTCGCGGCGTCGCGGACGAGCAGCTTGTCTTCCACGTTGGTGAAGGTGTCGAGCGCTTGCGCTTTCGGTTCCAGTTCCATGATTTGCTTGTCTTTGGCGCGAAGCTGCTGCGCGTTGCGTTCGATGGTTTTCTGGGCGATGAGCAATGCTTTCGCCATGATGGCCTCGTCCGAATCTGATTCAGATGTCGGAATGTAGCCTCCTGTCTTACGGATCTGGGGGAGCACTTCATGCGTTACCCAACGCTGGAATTCCTTGGCTTCCTGTCTGCGGGAGCGCATGATGAGCTTGTATAGGCCTGGTTCGCTGATGATGAGCGGTGCCCGTCCCGGCTGATTCCAAACCTCCCTAATTCGGAGGTTTGTGATTTCGTCTTCGTCAAGCGCGTCGCGAAGATGATTCGTGTCGATGTTGAGAATGTCGCATGCGTCCTTGCCTAGGAACCATGGGTCGCCGTTTTCGTCGGTCATGACTCTCAGTGATGAGTCTTTGAAGTTGAATGTTTGGATTTCGGAGTCCATTTTGATTGCCTTTCTTTTAAACTTGATAACGATCCGTTATTGAGTTCGTTTTCCGTGTCAACATGGTTGTTGTCGGCGTTTGTCTTACTCTGAACGCCCTATTTTTGGGTTAGGGCGTTCATTTCTTGATTGGCTAGTTGACTGTGGGGTTACTCGTTGGACGAGTGACCTTCCTTGTCGGGGATTACGTCCGGGTCGAGGAAGTAGCATCGGCCGACCTTGACTGCGTGGAGTCGTCCTTCGCGGATGAAGCGTCGGACGGTCTGGATGTTGAGCTTCCAGCGGGAGGCGTATTCAGGGACTGTTACTGTGTAATCTTTAGCGTTCATAAGTCTTATTATATAACGGTTTTAGTGCCCGTACAACTTGTTTCACATCGGTGTGCCGTTGGCATGCGTGGAGCGGTTCGTGCGGTTTGGGTATAAAAAAGTGCTCAACCGGAGGAAAGGGGCGGGGAAACCGGTTGAGCACTTGTCTAAGGTAAGTCAGTACACAATGAGGGCAAGTACCAATATAGCGTCGTTTTTCTTGGATTGCAACCGACGTGTGAGGGTGGCTTGTCGTCCGTTCGGCGTGTCGCGATGGCGAGCGTGATATTGTGAATATCACAAAACAACGTAGGACATCAAAAACCTACCAACATTGAAAGGAACAGAAAATGACCGAGCAGAACACTGACCAGACGAAAACCCAGCCGACCCAGCAGCCGACCCAGCAGCCCATCATCATCAATAACGTGATGGGCCAGTCGGACGATAGCGGCAAGAAGAAGGCCCCAGGCTTCATCAAGGTGTGCGTATACAGCGTCTTCACATGCGGCATCTACTTCTTCTACTGGCTAGTCAAGAGCATCAACGGCGGATACCGTAAGCGCTGACGCAAGCACTAAAAGAAAAATAATACCCACCCAGGCAATCAACCGGGTGGGTATTATTTTATCCAATGAAAGGCAGTCAGAAAGGGAAACCAAAAAAAACTTTCCGACATAGACGATCATACCACAAAAGGAGAAGACAAATGGAAATCATGCTGGACAACGGCGCATATATGCCATCACGAGGCCACGGTACCGATGCCGGACTGGACCTATGCACGCCGAAAGCCGTGACCGTACCGGCCTACGGAAGCGCGATAGTCGATACGGGAGTGCACGTGGCGTTGCCACAAGGGTGCGCCGGACTGCTCGTCAGCAAGAGCGGACTCAACGTCAGTCACGACATCACCAGCACCGGACTCATCGACGAAGGCTATACGGGCAGCATCGTGGTCAAGCTCTACAACCATGGTGGCGGAGATTACCAGCTTGCGGCCGGAGACAAGATCACGCAGCTGGTCGTGTTCCCGGTGGTCAGAGAGTTACTGGAACAGGTTTCCGTGTTCAATGCGACGGAGCGTGGCGACAACGGTTTCGGAAGCACTGGGAGGTAAGCCATGTGGGGCGGACGGAGCAAATACCGGGCGAAGAAAACCGTCGTGGATGGCATCACCTTTGACTCGCGTAAGGAGGCCGACAGGTATCTCGTCCTGAAGGGCATGGAGGAGGATGGACTCATCGAGAACCTTCGCCGACAGGTGCGTTATGAGCTCGTGCCGTCCTTCGACGTGGACGGCAAGCATTACCGGCCCGTCTACTACGTAGCCGACTTCGTCTACATGGACGAGGAGACGGGCAAGGAGGTCGTCGAGGACGTGAAGGGCATGAGGACCGACGTGTATAAGCTCAAGAGCAAGCTCTTCGCACGACGGTACGGCATGAACGTCAGGGAGACGTGACTGCACCATAGGGAATGGGCCTCGACTGGCTTCGGAGGATTACCTCCCATGCCTGTCGGGGCCTTTTTTGATGCCCGGACGAGTGCAATCGGCTTCCGACTGCATATGAAAAAACGCGTACCCTTCGGAAGTACACTTCCACCCCTTTGGAAGTTAGCTTCCGAACGGGTCGGAACTCAACTTCCGAACGGGTCGGAACTCAACTTCCAAACAAAGACCCCTCTACTAGAGACCCTTCCATTAGAAGACTCCTCTACTAGACCCTTTAAGTAAGACGGCTCCCGCGGGGAGCCGTATCCCGATCCCGGATGGGAGCCAATCCAAACCCAAGGGGATGGGGAGCCGAGATCGATGAGAGCCTAGCCTTGATGGCTTCGGTGAGCGTGACATGGAGCCATGGAGTCTGACCTGATGTCTTCGAGGCTTCTTCCATGGCTCTGAGCAAGGAGGAGGATACGGGCTTCACCTCGATGCTGCCCTTCGGGCTTTGGTCCCGATACACGATCTGGTCAGGGCATGGAGGAGAGTTGGTCCGTGCTTGGCTTGGGTGGTCCTGTCACGGCTTGGTGTTCTCGATGCTTTTCGGTGCTTCTTGATGCTGGAACGTCGCCTTCGTGCGTAAAGGCCTTCCTGACGGGCTGTCGTGGGTTGGTCCTGACGAGTTATCGGGTTTGCCGTGTAAATCGGTCTGAAGGGCCTTTACGTGCGTTACAGAGGTATATGCGGTAAAAAGCGTGGGAGAGGAATGCGGTGGACGGAAGACTGAGACACGCTGGTAGCCAGAACTCAACGCTTTTCCAAAGACTTGTGGTATACTTGAAGCAACATCAACACTAAGAAAGGATCACACAATGGATATCTACGAAGCCGTTAACAAGCTCCTCGTTGAACGGTACGGCGTCCACTTCAGCAAGGAAGGCGAGGAGAAGTCACGCAAGTTTATCGCCGGCCTGTGTGCGAAGTTCGGTGACGAGGAAGTCTTCGAAGCATGGGACACCGCAAGCGGCCATTACGACAACCCGGTGACCGCCCTCTCGAAGCTCGGAGGCATCCTCTACAATCGCAGCCTCTTCAGCTCGTTCATCGAGGAGGCCTGACCATGGGAAAACAGCGCTTCAACCCCGAGATTGCGATAGACCTCGGCGTCAACACGGCCATCGTCTACCAATTCATCGCGGACGCATGCAAACCCAACGCGACGGAATGGACGCAATGCCACAACGGGAGACTCTGGGTGGAGTTCCCCAAAAACCGGTTCATGGACGTCTTCCCATACATGTCCCCCGACACCGTCCGCAAAAACCTCCGGAAACTCCAGAGCTTCGGCCTCATCGAATCGGCGTGCTTCGACACCTACACAAAGTGCATTAAGTCCTACTCGCCGGTCCCGGACAACCAGTTCGACGACCCCGACTGAGACCACACGAACCATATAAAGCAACACCAGCAAAAAAACGCAAAACATAGGCGTGTCGCCCAAAAAACGTGATACACTAGAGTCATACGCCATGTGAGATGCTCCTACCACTCACCTGGAGAGCATGAACCACATGGTACGAATCCCATTGATTGCCACCGAGTAGGAGACGGTAGCAGTCGGTGGGATTCGCTTTTTGAAAGCGTAACCAAAATGAAATACACACTTGAAGGATTTAGCCAAGAAGTAGCACTGTCCATGCGAGCCACCATCACTGAAAACGGCCGCATCAAGACCATCAAACTCGACTGCACCGACCTCATCATCCTCAGATGGATAGTCGACTTCTTCCCACGCATGAAGAAAACGATCATCAACGGCACTGAATACGCGTGGGTAAGCTACGACTCGTTACTCGAAGACCTCCCACTGCTCGACCTCGGTAAGAGAGCCCTTTCCGACCGGCTCAGGAAAATGGAAACGCTCGGCATCCTGAAGCACGAGACAGTAAGAACCAAAGGCACCTACTCCTACTACAGTTTCGGACCGGAGTATTCACGCCTGATCGGCAGCCATCATGACACCGCACAGGCCCCAACACAGGACCCATGGGCTGACACCCCGAACGCAACACCGGAACAATCCCAACTCCCCATCGCCGAACCGAAACCACAGCCGCGACCAAAGAAGACCCGCAAGGCCAAGAGCTTCGACGCCATCATCGACGCCTACACCAACGACCCGCAAACCAAGGACCTACTCGGAGCATGGCTCCAAAACCGCAAGGCCAAACGCGCCGCAATGACCGACAGGGCCATCCAAGGCTGCATCGGCAAACTCGACAATTGCGCACAGGAAAGCCGAATGAGCGTCAACGACTACCTCGACGAAGTCGTCTGCCGCGGCTGGAGCGCCTTCTTCCCCATCGAAAACTATCGAAACAACGGATACCAGCAGAAACCGCAGCAGCAATCCACCCAGCCGCACTATGACCCCGCGAAAGAAGAAGAAGAACGCCAGCGACGCGAAGCGGACGAAGAGTGGCTGAGAACCTGTGTCTTCTAACTCACGACACGCCAGCAACGCAATGCCGACGACACATGAGATAACATTGGCGTAAACAGCAGAAAGGAACAACACCATGGAAACCATCACCGGCATCATCAACACCATCAACGCGCGAATCTCACGCCAATACTCCGAACACGAAGACGACTACCGCAACGGAAACGGCCTCCTCATGTGCGGCAAATGCCACTCAGAGAAGGAATGCATCCTAACCAAGCCCGACGGCACCACAAAAACCGTCCGCTGCGCATGCAAATGCAGCGTCGCACAACACGAAAAGGAAGCCGAAGAAAAACGCAAACGCGACCGCATGCAATACCTCGACAGCATGCGACGCACCGGCTTCCCCGACGCGGAAATGCGCGAATGGACCTTCGCCAAATCAGACCACACCGACCAACGAAACGAAAACATCGCACGCAAGTACGTCGCAAACTTCGACGCCATGCGCAAGCAAGGCACCGGACTGCTCCTCTGCGGCCAAGTAGGCACCGGCAAAAGCTTCCTCGCAGCATGCATCGCCAACGAACTCATCAACCAAGGCACACCATGCCTGATGACCAATTTCAGCCGCATCATCAGCCGGGTCAGCGAAAAGTTCGGAGGAGACCAGAAATACCTCGACGACCTCAACCGCTTCGACCTCCTCATCATCGACGATCTGGGAGCGGAACGCGACACTGAATTCACCTGGGAAAAAGTAATGAACGTCATCGACGCACGCTACCGTGCCGGCCTACCACTCATCATCACCACCAACTTCGAACCGAAGGACTTCGCCGATCGGGGTGATATCCGCCGTCAGCGAGTCTTCAGCCGTCTCAAGGAAATGTGCATCCTTCTCGAAATCAAGGGAACTGACAGGCGAAGCAAAAAGATGCAAGACAAACTGGAGACCGCCAAATCACTTCTCGGTCTCTGACCATACCAGGGCGACACGTATGAAAAGCGTGCCGCCCTTTTCCATACCCATCGGCGTGTCACATCTCGTTTGTGGGTATAGTGATAGATATCAGGCAAGGAAAACACCAAGCCACCAAAACAAAAAGGAAACCAAAATGAACGGCAGCAAAAACCTACGAACACTATTCCACATCCTCAACGGATGCTTACCCTACGAATACGACGAAAAATACCTCGACACCAAAGACACGGACGCCAGCATCCTGATCACCAAGAAGGAATCCAGCCGGACCCTGTTCTTCACCGCCAACCCCGACCATCACGACGAATTCGAAATATCCATATACGACGACGACAAGCCACTCGAAACCGCCCTCCTGACAATGAAGGAACCAGACGACAGCATCACACCAATCCTCACATACATCAAGACATATCTCTGACAGGCCGACAGCCAAAAGAAAAGGAAAAGAAATGACCGACAACACCACCCACAGAGACATCCGCCACGAAATGGCCGACGTAATCGCCCTACTCGGCGACGAATACACGGTAACCAACGTCGAATGCGACCCCGGCGACACCGCAATAAAAATCACAAGACAGAACAACAACAAAATCATGTACATCATCGCCTACAGCAACCCAACCGACACCGAACTGAGACTGTACGACGAAGACAACATGCTAGCCACCCAATACACCATGTACAACGGACAGCTCGACGAATACACCCCAGAGGAAATCGCCGACTACATCATCAAAAACCTATAAGAAGGAAAAAGGAAACGACATGCCAAAAAGAAAAGAACAGGAACCCATCGACCTCGACGACGAAAACCTGATGGACTGGGTCAACGAAATGCGCAACCGTCAACCATCAGCAGACGAACGACGCAAAATCAGCGACTACCGCTACTACCACAGGCACAAAGAGAAAATGGCCGAAGCAAACCGCAAATGGAGAGAAGAACACGCCGAACACTACGCGGAAAAACAGAAAGAATACCACAGCAAACCCTCCACGCTAAAAAAGAAACGCGAAGCCGCACGCTTCCGATACCACACCGACCCCGAATGGAAGGAAGCAATGCTCGCCAGACAAAGAGCCCGCTACCACGCCATGACCCCGGAACAAAAAGCCGAATACATACGCAAACAAAACGAACGAGCCCGCATCCGACGAGCTAAAGCCAAAGCCGCAAAAGAAGCAAAGGAAAACAAATGACAGACAACGTCGACCATCCGACCCACTACACCGGCCGCAACATCGGCTACGAATGCATCATCCTCGCCAAACACCAATACTTCTGCACCGGCAACGTCATCAAATACCTATGGCGGTACCAAGCCAAGGGAAACCCCGTCGAAGACCTGAAGAAAGCCCGATGGTACGCACGGAAAGCCGCCATAAGACACGAACGAACGGAAACCTCCGGCAAATGCGGCAGCATCCTACGCAGACTCATCGAGACCACGACCGGATACGAATCCGCAGCCTGGTACGGACTACTGAAAAACGAATGGCGTATCGTGCTGAGCTCTCTCGACGCGATGCTGGAAAGGACGGGAAATGACACACAAACTCTATGACGTCGGCCTGGAACAGGCCATGGCTGAACATTACCTCTTCGATCTAGGTTATCCGGTCGCCAAAGTAAGCGAAATCCTCGATATGAACGAAGCATACGTCAGGGACGTCTATGAAGCCCGAGCAAGATTAACCATCCCGCAAAAGAGGAACAAATGAAGAGAACAACGAAAAACCAGATCATCAAATGGTATGAGGACGGGTTGACGATCGACGAATTCGCCCCGCTCGTTCCGCAATATTGCCGACAGGAAATCGAGGCCGTCATCAAAGAGCACAGGAAGGAGAAGGAATGGAAACGGCTGACTGGTGGCTCACGTTCCTAATGATCGCAATCACGGTAGTTATTTCCTACAGGAGACGATAAGAGCAAGAATCCGACGGTTTACGGCGTGTCGCATCACAGTGGCACGCCTTTTATGCTATATTAAATATATCAAGCAAAAGCTTGGCAAACACAAAAGGAGCAACCAATGAACACCATCACCACCAACCAAGTCGAAACCATGATGCACACCATCGACGTCCGCCTCGACCAAAAAAGCCACTACGACACCGACCACACACCCAAAGGCGTCATCTACCACGTCGGCGACCACAAATACGTCACCCTCGACGACTACTCCCAAGCCTTCGAAGACTACGAACAGGACCACAACGGCGCAGAATGGGCATGCTACCTCTACACACTCACCAAAAACAATCCGGAACGCATCGACTTCTACACGAAGGCATACAACCTCGGCGGCATGCAAACACTCGAAACCATCTACAACAACGTAACCGAGAACGAACCACAAACCATCGTCTACCCCATCTACAAGCACTGACAGCCAACACCAACAAAAGGAGACCACAATGGAAAACAACAGCCTCAACCGGAAATTCGCCGAAGTCCTCAACGAAGTACCCAACTTCAGCACCGACGAAACCGCCAACGCCGGAAGCCGCACCTACAAATACCTCAACCTCGCCACCCTACTCAAAAACATCAAACCAATCTTCGAAAAACACGGACTCGCATTCACCCAAAAAGTAACCTTCGACGGCACCGGAGACGGACGCCAAATCCTCGGCACCATCGAAACCATCATCTTCGACGACACCGACCAGATGACCGTCTGCGAATACCCGTTCTTCGTCACCGGAGACCCACAACAGGTCGGCAGCGCCATCACCTACGCACGACGCTACAGCCTCACCACCATCCTCGGCATCTTCCCCGACAAGGACGACGACGGCAGCTACGCCAAACAGCAATACAACACCGCCGACAAGCCGATAGGCGCAGACCAGTACGCCACGCTCGTCAAAGCCATGGACGCACACCACCTCCCAACCGAAGCACGCGGCGAATTCATCTCAGGCACCCTGAACCGGCCAGTCAAAGGCTGGCGAGGAATCACCCAAGCAGACCTGACCAAACTCATGGACGCCATCAACAGAATGTGACACAAGACCCCGGCACACCACCGGGGTCTTTCTCATATCCGAGCCACGACACGCCGCATGCCATCCAACCACACACGAGTTGATATAATAAAGATATCAACTCAAGAAAGGACCGACAATGAAAATCATCAACCTATCACAAGCCAACAACACGGAAGCATGGCTCCAAGAACGCCTAGGCCGCATCACCGGCACCAAAAGCGGCAACCTAGCCATGAGCCACTACCTACAAACCGACGTCAAAAAACTCATCGGCTACCGCGATAAAGCGCTCGAACAGTCAAAAACCGCAGAAACGCAAACAGAATCCAACAAATACTTCCAAAAAGCACAAGACTACGACACAAGAATCCTCGAAGCCGAAGCCAAAAACAAACGCCTCAAAGTCAACATCGACTTCTGGAAATTCCTAGCCGAAACCATGGCCGAACAACCAGACGGCGAAAACCCCATGGCACGCGGCCACAGACTCGAACCAGAAAACATCACCCTCACCCTCCAACAACTCGGCTACGAGCAAAAAGACTGCATCACCGACTGCGGTATCTGGGAAAGCGACGAAGACCCACGACTCGCATGCAGCCCAGACGCCTACCAAGCATCCGAAAACCCAACATGGGCCATCGAATGCAAAAGCCTCGGAAGCGCCTACCACCTCCAAGCCGTCATCCCCTGGATGATCCACTCACAATACATCCGCCAACACACCCTACCTGACAACCTCGCCGACATGGCCGCGCAAGTCCTCCCACCGGAAACCACAAGCCTCAAAGCCGCCGGCATGGACTTCATCCCCGACACATACCAAGCCCAAGTCCTCCAATACTTCGTCGTCTGCGACACACTCGAAACCCTCTACTTCAGCATGTACGATCCACGAGTCTACGGAGACGCACGACACCAAACCATCCCAGTACACCGAAAGGACATCAAACCACTCATCGCCAACCACAAACGCAAACAACTCAACACCCTCCACATCATCGACACCATCACCGAAACAACAGGAGCATCATTCTAATGACCATCGACACCCTCCTCACCAGCCCCGACATGTACGTGCTCTTCGACGGCTGCCCCACATGCAACCCCAAAACCAGAAAATTCCTGGACTCATGCCGCACGACAGCACAATGGATGTGGAGACAACTACACGTCGTCCCCTCCGGCAGCCCCACCGCCACCGCAATCCGCACCATCGCCAAAAACCAAAACAAACCAATCAAATACCCACTGATACTACTCAACGGAAAAATCCACTACACTCCAGCCGAAACCATCAACAATGACGAAAGGACAACAAAATGAAAACAGCATGGTGGACCGCAGTCATCACCGCCGGCCTCACAGCCGGATACGCCACCACGGTAACCCAACTATCCCCAGGCCCAGACTACGTTTTCTCCAAACTCAGAAAACAACTCACAGCCAAAACCGAAAACACAACCAACAGCCTGACCGCCAGTCTAGGAGAACTCGCCTACTGCGGATGGTGCCTCAGCCCATACCTGACCTTGCCAGCCTGGACAACAACCGCAAAAGCCTTCCACGTCCACTTCGGCATCAAATGGCTCATCGGACTGGCCACAGCGGCAAGTATCGCCGCCTACTACCGGCATCAAGCAGAAAGCAGACTCTAATGCACAGCACCCCACAACTCCACGTGATCGTAATCCTCCACGCCGTCAAAAACCCAATCACCCAGGAACGATTGACGCAAATAGCAGAAGACTTCCGATACCGGGACACGCCCCAAAGCCTGAGAAGCCGCATGGTCGAACTCGAACGCGCGGGATACGTCCACCGCATAGACAGAAACGGCATCAGCGAACGAAAAAGACCATGCTGGCGATGGCAACTCACCAAGAAAGGCGAGGAACTCATGGAGGAAATCCTCGACACCACAACACCGGCCGAAAGGAAATAAGAAAAAACCATGGCAACGACACTCTTTACCATCACCATCGGAAACGAAGAACTCACGATACACCAGAACGTACACACAGGCCTCTTCTACGGCATCACGTCCGACGGGAAACACACTCCAGTCGACTACGCTCGCATCAAAACACGGACGACCAGCCAGGAACGGCTCAAATACTGGCGAAACAGGTTCGGGTACACGCAATCCGAACTCGCTGAACTAATCCACGTATCCAGTCCGACCGTCATCATGATGTGGGAAAACGGATTGAGGTATCCGCTCAGGAAATACCGACAGCTACTCAACGAGAAACTCAGCTCCGATATTTTCCTTGACTGATTCCACGGCGTGTCATATCAACATGGCACGCCTTTTATGATATAGTAAAAACATCAGGTAGAAAGCCTGACACAACACAGCAAAGGACAACCAATGGAAACCGTCAAATACCTCACAACCCTCGTCAACCTCATTGCACAACAGCCAAAAATCGGCACCATCCTCGACGAAGACGGCATCGAACCAGAAATCACCTACGGTCGAATCGGCATCAAAGACTACGACGCCTTCATCAACCTCTACAAGCTACTCAACAACATCAAAGGAGTCGAAACCACGACAATCAACGAAGTCGACAACGGAATCGGACTCGACTTCACCGTAACAGCACCAATCACCATCTACTTCTTCTACTGGAGATAACCCCAAAACAGTACAAAAACGCCCCGCAGACGGCCAAACAAGCCGAACACGGGGCATTTTACATATCAGAGAAGACTAACGGCTCACACCGGCATAATGCACGCCGAACAAGCCAGCCACACCGGAACCAACCAGCGCGCAAGCACCACCAACCACGGCAACCCACGACGGGACACCCGGCACGGCACTCACAAGACTCGCGACAGCACCGGCAATACCAACCAGCCCGGACACCAAATACGCCCAACGACGCGTCTCAACATCGAACGTAGGCACATAATTATCCGAACCATCCGCACACTCATTCGAAATAGCGGTATCAGCCGTCGGCTCACCAGACAGCTCATCATCAGCCAACACTGCATGCTTAACCATAAACAATCCTTTCAATCAGTTGAAAATACGGCCGTCGTTAAGCCGCTTCTGGAACTCCTTGACAGCCTGAGACGGTGCCGGACTGATAATACCATCCCCCGGGAAACCGTTCATCTCCATCAAGAACCGGTGAATGAACTCAGGACCCGCATTACGCGGCCTATCAGTAATACCGAAACGGTGAGACATCCACTCAACCCAATCACTACCCGAAGTACCCTCCTCCAAACAGGCGATATTCTGATTCTCCAGGCACTTGATCTGCCCGGACATGACACCATCCACCGACGTGCCAGCAACCTCCTGAGCACGCCGCATGGTCAAAGGACCCCACGAACCATCCACCTCAAGCTTCGTCACCGACTGCGTAGCCGGCTGGGTAGGCACCGGATTCGACGGAGCCGCCAAACCACGAGCCAACCGGTCCAAACGATCCAAATCATACGTGCCAGGACACTGCGTGTTATAACAATCACGGTGACGAATCAACGGCAAATCACCATACTCGGCACGCAAATCACGAATCAACTGCGCAACCGTCAAATAATCCCCATCCGACTGGCGAGGATTACACTCAATGCCAATACCCATGTCATTGCCCTTCGAACGGACGCCGACACCATCGCCGGCATGCCACGCACGATCATCCGGATCCACAATACAAGCCACACGGCCAGCCTCGACCACGTAATGAGCGGACGCGCCACGAGCCTTACTGCACAGGGTATTGATAACGCCCTCGAACGTCGGATGCGTGTTCGGATCACCCCACCAGTGGATCACAATATACTTGATTCCATACGGGCGACCACTCGTATAATTCGGACTATCATACTGCGTAATATATTCATATGACATATTGTCTCCTTTCAGACAGTCAAAACATACCAAACGGTAAAAAGAAAACGGGCAAAAGACGGCATACCAGTAACAATCAGAAAACCAGCCACCACCATGACACCAATAAGAAACGACGTTAAAAGAATAAGGACAATATCCTCAACCGATTCACGATCCATACCACCAGCATACCAAAACAGACTACAGTAGACTTAATCATATGACCGAACTAATCACATCCATCATCGGACTCGCCGGCATAGCAGTAGGCGGCACCATCACATGGGCAAGCACCCGACGCAACAACCTCACCACCGCCTACCAACACCTCGTCGAAGCACAAGGCGAACTCAAAAAACAAATCGACGCCCAAGACGAAAAAATCAACAAACTCATCCAAACCCGAGACGAACTCCAACACGTCAGCGACCTCGAAACAGGCTACATACGTTCACTGGGCCACTGGCTAGCACAATTCTGCCAAATCATCGACGACAAAGAATTCCTCACACGCCACCCCAAACCATCGCTGCCAAACGAACTCCGCGACCGCATCTGCCCACTCTAACCCCACACGATACGAAAAAGCCCCGGCAACCAACCGGGGCTTACCAATATCAGACCGACCACGTCATAGTCGCGGAAACCCACGCACCAGCCGTAAGCGAGAGATTCTTAAACGGTCTTACAGACAAGCCAGTCGAATCCACCTGGAAACCAGTAGACTCAACACCAGCCGCAAGAACATAAAACTCATTAAAATTCGGCCGAATAAAATCCGAAAACGTAAGAATCTGACTCTTATCCCATGCCTTAGCATCCCATGGGTACTTCCTCGTCGCCTTAACGGAAAGACTGACAACATTACCGGACAACGCACACTTATACCAGACAGTCCAATTCCCCGCCTGAGCGCCAGGCTCCAACTGAATATTAGTCAACGACTGCCATCTACCATGAACACGACGATACAACACGCCATTAGACAAAGTAGCAACCTCAACACCCTCACCAGTAGAAAGCGCGTTCAACTGGTCCAGATCACGCACCTCAATCCTAGCGTCAGGACGAATCCTCGGAGCCACATCCGACACAACACCAGCCTTAACCGTAGCCAAAACCAAACCATTAATCTCCGAATCCGGAGTACTGGCCGGCCACGACTGCAACCACGCGCCAGGAGTATCACCATGAGACAAACTCGGATCATAAGCCGCGACCACGATTTTATAATCACCAGTCGAATCAGCCACATTCACCGTCATAGGCTCCGTAATCGCATAAGTATACGCGCCAGCCGTCGGCCACGGACACAAGACACCACAATGAGGCTTCACAGTGACAATCACCCCGTCAATCGTCACCAACGGGCTAGGACTACCATACCGGACGCCCTGAACACAACCGAAAACCGTACCATCCGACGGGATCAAGAACGGATTCACAACATGCCGGTAATCATCAGCCGTATATGCGGGACTACCATTCAAAACAGTCAAAGGATGCAGAACGATATCTGTCATAAGTCACTCCTCACAATCAATTATTTAGACGTGGATACACCCATTTTACCTACCACGGCAGAAAGCCGGGCAACCTCCGCCCTAAGCTCATCCACCTCATCCATAGCCTGTTGAGCCAACCGTAAAACAGCCACACTCAACCTCGAATAATCAACACCTGACGGATTCCCGTCACCATCATATTCACAGAAGAAACCAAGCCCGGCATCATCCAAATCCTCAGCTATCAAACCGACAACCGGTTGCGCATCATCAAGCTTCAGATTCAAATCATCCTTCAGGAAATACACTTTCCACTTCAACCGGCGGAGAGCATCCAAAGGAATGAACCCGTCGGCATCACTGACATTCGACACCGAACCCGCCGACGAACAGTCACAACCCAACGTGCCATCATAAAGACAATAAACCGGCTTCCGAGGAGCCAACGAAAGCGGATTATCATACGCGTTCCGAACACCCGTACCACCATGCGACGGCACAATCACCATACCGGTCTCATCACCACCAGTACGACCCGACCCAACCCCCAACGAGTTGAAATCCTGTTCAACGGCAGTGACACGTTCAGTCACACCGCCAACACTCACACCAACAGTCGACGACAATTCACGCAACTGCCGGCGAACCTCCGCAAACTGGCGGGCCGTAGCATCCACCCCATCAAGAGAAAACCTGAACTTGCCTTGCATCACAATCCTTCCTACTGCAAAACAGGCGTGATAGTCCACACGCCACTAAAATCAATGTCATAACCGACAATACGCGCCTCACCCTGATCGAAACCAGTGAAACGGCCATCATCATCGGCAACAGTCCACGCAACAACATCCCCAGGCTCCCACTCCTCATAAATCATCGGAGCGGCCATCAGACTCAACGTCATGCCAACAGTATTCGTACCATCCCGCAACTGCTGTAACGCGGAAGACGCGTGAGCGTTCAACGTGTCCTTCCTAGTAATACTCGACGACGGTCGAATCACATGCTCCACGACAGGCCGGTAAGACTGATCAGCCACCATCACATCGGAACGCAATTGAACCCCCTCCGACGTATCCCCGACCGCCACTACCGTATTCGCACCATAACCAGTCGTATAATCCTCCACCACCTTGAAAGACGTCATCACACTCTCATCAAACGTCGTAACCGGAGTAACGGAACCAATCCTATCCGCAACCGTCAAAACCGGCAGATACCTACCATAACCAGCCTTCCACGACGTACACCATTCCGGACCGTTCTGCACATTCGACAACTCTTGGAGAACACTCAACAACGTCTTATCAGAAGACCTGGCATACGTCCTATCACGACGGACACGACTAGGAGACGATTCCACCTCAATCCCAAACCGATGCCCTTCAAGAGTAGTCGACACGAGATTACTCACGATCTCACACTGGTCACGATTCGAATACGAATGATCGCCAACATACACGGAATCCAAATAATGTTCGATAGTGGCCAACGTGAGGGACACTCCCTCGCTTTCGAAACTACGTTCGCGTTTGACCACGATGCCACCCCACAATACCGTCGACCCGCGGACCAAAAGAATCGCCGTACGATACGGAATCGTGACCTCAACCCAATTAGACGGAACGTTCCTCCACGGAAGTACTACCGTCTCACTCGTCAGCTCCTCAAAACGATACGAAAGCCTGGAAACTTGCAAATCCGGAAACTCGGCCAACACGATTCCATCGGCCAAAGACACGGCAAGGAACTGAAAACCGGCAGTATTCCACAAAACACGACCGTCATACTGGGAAGAGAAGCTAAAACCGTTACAATACGAAAACACAACAATCCTCCTTCACAGGTAAGCCGGATAAAACGAAACCGTCATGAGAGCCTCATCCGAATATTCACTCGCATCGAAACCCCAAGTATTCGAACCGGCTTCCGCCTGACTCCACTCACGTTTAACGACACGGCCACGCGCGGGATCCGTACCATCAACCAGGATCTCATGAGTCATCCCGTTCATGGTCACATAATGGCCGCCACCAAGACGCATATCGAAAGCCATGACATGGCCGCTCCCGACATGCGATACTTGCGGGTTGACGACCGGCCCGTCAATACGAATGAATACAGGACTGGGAGCCGTACCCACGTTGACCAGGTTCACTTGACCGGACACGACAGTCTCACTCCACAGCCAGGACGACGGTGAACTGTCAACACCCTCAAAACTGTAAGGGAACTGCATGCCACCATCCGTTTTCGGCATGCGGGTAGTACCAGACATGGATTCCAACCCATACAAGTACGGGCTCAAAGACGATAATCCAAGACTGAACTTGAGAATATTCACGCCAGCCCATTTAACCAATGGTGCAGACGACGACTGCAATACCTGAACCTGACGGCCGATATCACCCAATCGGATGATTAACCTCATCCCAGTCGGATTCAACACGCTTTTGAACGCGTTCCATGCCATGACACACGATTCCGTACATCGGCCGATAATATAACCCTCGATCGTGATAGACCGTCCTTGCAAGCGTGGCAGATTCGCATACCATCCGTCCGTCATGGACTTCTTACTGGTTTCCAACGTGGAAGCCACACCATCAAACAAGCCGCTCACGTCTTGGAACGTAACATGCCATTCACAATCATACGAGTCCACGCCAAACAGGGGGAACCCATCCAATGATATTTGAACATCACGAAAGTCAGTAGGAAATATGCTCATAAACTCATCATATCCTTATCACACGTAGCAGAAATTAATCATTCGAACCGTTTCACGAGCCGCCATCGTCGGATCAGCCGCGTTAACGGTAATCGGAGCCGTCACGCGAGGACCCGTCTTATCCGCTAATGCCACCGGGGAAGCCATCGGAGACGACACGCTGCCAGGAAGAGAAGACGGAAGCAAAGCAGACACCATACTCTGGACAGGTTTGACCGCCAGTTTCTCATTCATTTCCACGCCGACGCCCAAACCAGCCGGAATCATCTTACCGACCTCGTCACGGAACACGCGAGACGGTGAATGAATACCCAACGCGCTTTTCGCCGCGTTTACGACACTGGCGGCCGCGCTTTTAGCCGCGCCTATGGCCGCACCAATCGCATTCCGAATACCGTTAACCAAACCCATGATGATATTCCGGCCAGCGTTCAACAGCCAGCCACCAGCCCCGCTGAACGCGCCCCTAATGCTCTCGCCGACACCTCTCACAGTGTTCAACACATTATTGACACCATTCCTGACAGTACCGGTGATACCGTTCCAAGCACTGGATACAAGACTCCTGACCGCGTTCCAAACACCAGACCAGGAAGCCTTGAGGGCATTCGTGACCGACCTGACCACGCCGGCGATAGCGTTGATACCAGCCGACACGGTGGCTTTCATACCATCCCATACCGTCGTGATAATATTGCGGATACCATTCCATACGCCATTCCAATCGCCCTTCACGGCCGCCAGGATCGTGGAGATGATCGCCTTGATAATGTTCATGACATTCGTGATCACCGTCTGAATGTAGGGGAACACGGCGTCGATAATCCCTTGAATGGCTGTCGCGACAGTATTGAACGTCGCTTGAATAGCTGGTAGTGCGGCTTTCACCAGTGCGGTAATCTCGTTGATGACCGGAACAACGGTATTGAGAATATTGGCCGTCACTTGCATGACCTGGTCGGCAAGCGAACCCAACACGGGAGTGAACGCTTGAACCGCGCTCATCACGATAGGAATGACCGCCTGGCCTAACGGTATGAGAGCGTTGACCACCGATTGGACAGCCGGTACCACTTGCGTTTGGAACGTGTTAACGACCGGAGCAAACGATTCCTGAAACAGGCTTCCCATTGACTGGAGTATAGGCATTGCAGTTGAGGCGAGTCCACTAACCAGAGTGGGCAGACTGCTGATGGTTTCCGCGAGCACGCTCATCCCCTCCGTCAGAGGGCCTTTGAACGAGTCCAATATTTGCACGCCCACGTTCACGACCGATGCTTCCAGGTTACCCATCGCACCTTCGATGGTTTGGGTACTGGTCGCGGCTTCCTTCGCCGCATCGGTCATACCAAGGTCCATGACGGCCTTGTTGAATTCCTCGGCGGTAATCTCACCTTTGGCCATCGCGTCACGGAAATCACCAGTGTAGGCCCCGTTTTTCTTCATGGCTTCCTGGAGTTTGCCTGACGCGCCAGGGATCGCATCAGCTAATTGGTTCCAGTTTTCGGTGGTGAGTTTGCCGGCACCGGCTGTCTGGGTGAGTACCATTCCGACGCTTCGGAACGTGTCTGCGTTACCGCCAGCGACCGCGTTCAGGTTGCCGGCTGCTTCGGCTAGGTTCGCGTAATTGTCTACACCGTTCGCGGCTAACTGTGCGGTGGTGTTGCGAATGTCGGCTAAATCGTATACGGTTTGGTCCGCGTATTTTTGCGTACTGGCGGTAAGCTGGTCGATTGTGCTTGTGTCTAGGCCGGCGAAGCTTAGTGTGCTAGCGAATTTTTGGGCTGAATCGGAGGCTTCGATGATGTCGCCGCTGAGGTTGCTTATGGCGTCCACGGCCATGCTGATGCCGGTGGATACGAGTCCGCCCATGGCTCCGGCGATGGCAGCGAATTTACCGGTTCCGTCGGAGGCTTTGGTGGAAGATTTATCGATTTGTTCCATGCCTTCGCCGGCTTGGCGTGCGGATTGTTCGATTTGTCGGCTACCGTTTTGGATGGTTTTGACGCCGTTTTCCCAGTCCGAGGTGTTGATTTCTGCGTCGAGGGTGAGTGTGGAGTCAGCCATTTGTTAGTCCTTTCCGAGCTGGTTGATGATGCGGCTGATTTTTTGGTCTCCGTGTTTTGTAAATGCGGCGGTTAGGCATTCGAATGTTAGTCGGTATTGTTCGGCTAGGTGGATTTGTTGTTGGTGGCGGCCTTCTTTGATTAGGGCGAGTAGTAGTTCCGGTGCTATATGGTTTTCTAATGCGTCGCGGATGGCCTCCCACCCGTAGAGGTCGCCGAGTTCGGCGAGGATGCGGATGCTGGGGGCGGTGTGTTGTTTTGCCTCTTTTTGTTTGTATGTTTGCATCCGTTGTTTTTCGGTGGGGGTGAGGAGGCTATCCCATGAGCGCATGTTGTATGTCAGCCTTTGATGTCGAGGGTGAGGTTTTCGGCCATGAGTTTGCAGAGGGCGGTCATGGCTTGGATGTAGGCGAGGTCGCTACGTTGTTTGGTTTGTTGTGCCCATTCGTGGAAGGTGTCGTCGGGGTTCATGAGTGATTCGACGAGTGGGAAGATGATTTCTTCTGCGGTTTCGAGTGTTTCCTTGGTCATTTTGCCGGTGGAGAGTTTGTCGAGGGCTTCGGCGTTGTCGATGATGGTGAGCATGTCTTTTGAGCCGAGTGGGCGCATGGTGTAGGTGGTGCCGTCGATTTTGATGGTGAGCTTGCGGAAGCTTTTGCGGGTGTCGATGTTTAGGATTGGAGTGGTCATATTGTTAGATGCTCCTTATGTATGGTATTATTGGTGTTGGCTCCTTTGCCATTGTGTTGACGATTGGTCCGACACTGGTTTGAATGTTTCGTAGGTCATCTTACCGGTGTCGGGCCTTTTGTTTTGGTTATTCCTGTTCGGTGGGTTGGGTGGTGTCCTGTGTGGGGTCGGAGCTGGCTCCCTGTGCGTTTATGTGGACGTTGACTTGTGCACTGCCGGATTTGAAGGCGATGGTGCTGGGGCCGGCTTTTTTGGCGGTGATGGTCCAAGTGCCGTCGCCGTTATCGACTGCGGTGGACACTCCGACGGCTGAGTTTTCTACGGTGATGGTGCCGGTAGCTCCTTCCGGTAGGGCGGTCACGGTGACCTTCACTGGTTCGTTCACTTTGCAAGTGATGTTGGATGGTGTGGCGATGATTTTGGTGATCGGGTTTTCCGATGGTGTGACGGTGCCGGTGGTCTCATCGTAGTAGCTTGGCGTGTCGAGGTTGAGTTCGCCCATGACTACTGCGCCTTCGGGGCTGGAGGTCATGGTGCCGGAGAGGGTGACGACGAATGGGTCGCCGAGGCTGACTTTGAATTCTCCTCCGGCGCTGATGAGGGCTTGCGGGATGCGGAAGTCCTGTGCGCTGGAGTGTCCGTCGCATACGTTGTGGATGATGATGTCGCGTGGCGTGTTGCTGATGCATTCGTTGCCGCCGAATCGGACTTGGCCGGTTTCGCTGATGTCTCCGCCGATGACGCGTTTGAATTTGGCGTTGTGGTAGAGTTCGGGGAACAGCATGCCGAGGAAGCGTACGCTCGGGCAGATGATGTTGAGTTCGAAGCTCATTTCGTCGTAGCTGCCGTTTGGTACTTTGATGGTGCCTGACTGGCTGGCGATTTCGGTGGTGCTTGGGGTGAGGGTGATGGTGCCTACTTCGTCCTGTACGTAGTCGGGTGGGATGACCATGTCGTCGATGTAGACGGTTTTCTTTCCGATGAGTGGATATGATGCCATTTTTGTATCCTTTCGAGGGGTTGTTGGCTGAGTCTATTTTACAGTGTTGTAGGGTTGAGTTTGTAGTCGATTTGGAAGCGGATGCTTTTGACCCAGTGGCCTTCGTGGTCGATGGCGTCGAGGTCTATTGCGGTGGCTGGGTGTGTGCGGATTGATTCGTAGGTGATGTCGGTGATTGGCTGACAGGTGAGTTGGCAGTAGTGGGGGAGTGTGTTGTTGATGAGGTTGAGGAGTCGTAGCATGAGGCGTCCTTGGGTGAGGACGTCGTTGTGTCGACTGCTGATGGTGATTTGGTCGGTGTAGAGGTCGCCGTTGATGTCGACGGTGTTGCTGTTGACCCAGATGCCTTCCTGGCTGGTGACGGTGCCGGTGTCGAGGATGGGGCTGGTGCCGAAGAAGAGGTTTTGGCCGTAGGTTCCGTAGCCTTCGTTTTGGAGGGCCATGCATACTGCTAGGTCTATCATGTGGTGTCCTTACATGTTGAAGTAGGTTTTAGTGCGGGTACTTGCTGTGCGGGCTGCTCGTTCGAGGTAGCGGGTGGTGTTTGGGTGGAGTCGGTTGGTGTGTTCGCGTAGGCGAGCGTATGGGACTCGACTGTTGCCGAAGGTGATTTGCCAGTGGGTGTTTCCGACTTGTTGGAAGCGGCCGCTGTTGCGTAGTGCGCCGGTTTTGACTGGCGCGTTTTGGCGGGCCATGCGTAGGATGTCGGTCATCATGCGTACTCCGCCTTTATTGAGTTGTTGGGTGGATAGTTTACGGGCCCATGTGGCGGATACTTTGAGTTGGTAGCTCATAGGCTGGTTCTCCCGTAGGGGTTGCCGGTGAGGGTGATGAACATGGTTTGGCCGGTGTCCATGTCGTCTCCTCTGCTGGCTTTGGTGATTTGGTAGGTGCGTCCGTTGTCGAGTCGGAGGATGAGGTCGGGCCATGCTTCCATGTCGTTGCGGAGGTTTTCGGGTAGGTTGTCGGGTTGGATGTGGAAGCGGCGGGTGGTGATACGGGTCCCGTATTCGGCTGGCTGGTCTGACTCGGTGGAGTGTTTGATGATTGTTTTCACGGTGGCGAGTTTGATGTTGTCGAGGCCTGGGGCTGTGTATTTCCAGATAGTGGCCGATTGGATCTGGTTGGGGAATAGGGTGAATGGGTTACATTGCGATGCCATACGCGTAGTCGTCTCCTAGGTAGTCTTGCGGGTTGAACCACCATGGCAGTTCATGGTGGGGGGCTGGCATGTCGAGGATTCCTCCCGTGTCGGATTGGATTAGGCAAAGGTTCCAAGAGTCTATTAGCGCCTTGAATGGGGAGATAGCGCGTTCGATCGTGGTTTGCGTGCTGGTGGCGTAGGAGACGCTTACGTCTTCGATTTTCTTTGAGGTGATGCTGTCGGTACGGTCTGCCATTGACTGGTCGGCTTGGATGATGGCCGTGAGGATGTTGGCTAGTGGTGCTGGGAGTTTTTTGAATCCGTGTCTGCCGCTGACGATGATTTCTGTGCCGGCTGGATATTCGCTGGTGAGGGTCAGGATGTTCGTGTATGAGGTAGATGGCGATAGTCCGTCGCTCTTGCCGTAGGTGACTTTATAGTCGACGAGAGTGTTGTTCGTTGTTTTGGCTGACCATATTTCTGAATACCATGATGGTAGGTAGACGTGTTCGCCGTCTTGGCTGACGATGCCTGTCATGTCGGTGATGGATTGTCCGAAATCGCTCATGCAGAGCATGTCTGAGAGGGTGGCCAATGCGGCGTCTTTCCATGTGTCGTATGCGGTTTCGCCTACCTTGTCGCGTATGGTGTCGTCGATTATCATTTTTTCCTCCGGGATATATGAATAGGTCCTACCGTCAATTGTAACGATAGGACCTAATGCTGTTTATGGGTTGACTATCAGGCGGATGCCATGAGTCCGGCTGCGACGAGCGCGTTCACGATGTCGCCTACGGTGCCAGCGGTCGGGTCGACGTGGGCGGCCTTGGTGATCGTGGCGGCCGGG